GACGGCTGGACGATCGACGAGGGCTTCATCGAAGCGCCGCCGCACATCGAGCTGCAGGTGCAGCATCAGATGCTCGTGTCCGGCCTGCGCCGCGCGTTCATCGGCGTCATGGTCGGCGGCAACGACATCCGCATCCTCGAACGCACGGCCGACGACCAGGTGCACGCCGGCATCATCCACCAGGCCCGCATGTTCTGGCAGTCCATCTCCGACGGCATCGAGCCCGACCCGGTCATGCCGGAAGACGCCGATGCCGTGATCCGCATGAACAGCTACGCCGAACCGGGTAAGCTGTACGACGGCCGCGGCAACGAGGCGTTGAAGCACCTGGTCGAGCAGTACCAGCACACCAAGTCGATCGAAAAGGATGCCAAGGAAACTGCGCAGGTCATCCAGGCCGAGATCCTGCAGATCATCGGCGATCACGAAAAGGTCATGCTGGACGGCTACTCGGTTTCGGCCGGGCTGGTCGGCCCAACGAAAGGCACGCTCGTCACCCCCGACATGGTCGATACCTACATTGGCGCGCGCGCCGGGTACCGGCTGTTCCGCGTCACCACCAAGAAGGCCAAGGGAGCCTGACCACAATGTCGAAAGTCCATCTCGTCACCCTCTCCAACATCGACACCGGCGCCATCGAGCGCAAGTTCCTCGTCCGCGCCCACACCAAGGTCGGCGCCGAGAAGTACGTCCAGCGCAAGGTCGCCGGCTTCATCGACGCCAAGGTGCCCACCCAGGACGAACTGATCGGCGCCATGCAGGCCGGCGTGCGCCTCGAGGATGCCACGCTGCCCGAGGACGAGCAGTTGCCCCTGACGGGCGTTCCTGACGCCCCCAACCCCATCAGCCAGCACGACGAGGAATAAGCCATGACCACGGCCGTTACCGTCCGCACCAAGGTCGAGCAGGTGTGCACCGCGATTTCCGAGTCGCGGTTCCGCGAAAACATCGCCAAGGCCCTGCCGCCCAACGTCTCCCCCGAACGCTTCATCCGCACCGCCCTGACCGGCATCCAGCAGAACCCCGGCGTGTGCGACGCCGACCGCGGCTCCCTGTTCCTCGCCATCCAGCGGTGCGCCGGCGATGGCCTCATGCCGGACGGCCGCGAAGCCGCGCTGGCCGTCTACGGCGGCAAGGTCAACTACATGCCGATGGTGCTGGGCATCATCAAGCGCCTGGCCGTCGCCGACATCACCATCGAAGCCCATGTCGTGCGCGAGAACGACGTGTTCGAGCAGGAGTTCGGCGACAACGCCAGCATCGTGCACAAGGCCCCCAAGCTCGGCACGCCGCGTGGCGATCTGATCGGCGTGTACGCGATCGCCAAGCTGCCCAACGGCATGATCATGCGCGAGGTCATGGACAAGGATCAGATCGACCAGGTGCGCCGCGCCAGCCGTTCCGGCGGCTCCGGCCCGTGGAAGGACTGGTACGACGAGATGGCGCGCAAGACCGTCATCCGCCGCCTCGCCAAGCGCCTGCCGATCCTCGACCCGAAGGTGGCCGAGACGGTCGCTGCCGACGACGACCTGTACGACTTCGCTGCGGCCAACGCCGGGCAGGGTGACAGCGCGCCGCCGGCAGACCGTCCCGAGCAGCCCGCAGGCCCGCGCCGCCCGCGCGGACTGGACAAGGTCGCCCAGGCCGGCAACGTCGAGCATGCGCCGCCGGCCGACGCCATTGAAGGCGAACTGGTCGATCCCGATGGTGACGGCGAGCCCGAGCCCGGCGAGACGCACTTCTGACGGAGAGTGCCATGCGCTACAACCGCCAGATCGAAGAATGGGCCAAGCACCGCGCGCAGGTCATGGCGCACTACGAGCAGACCAAGAGCTACGCCAAGACCGGAGAAGCGTTCGGCCTGACCCGCGAGCGCGTGCGGCAGATCGTCATGAAGGAGACGGGGCGCGCGAAGCGCCCCTGATCACTCCCCGACTGCGGCCTCGAGATTGGGTGCCTGATCGGGCACCCGGTCTTTCGGATCCCACCAGTATTGCGTTCCGTTCCGCTCGGCTGCGCGATCCTTCATGCGGTCGATGTACCCGGGCGAGAAGTATTCCTGCATCTGGAAGAACACGTTGCGGTCGAGCGCGGCTTTCGCGTACCACAGCGACGAGCCAGGCGTATACGACTTGGCGAACTTAGTCAGTTCCGCGCCGAAGTCCGTGCTTTCCGGCCCTTCGCGCATGGCCTGCATGATGTTGCCCTGCGTCAGCTTGAACGTGTCATCGACCAGCCCGACCATCGGGCCGCCGAGCGCGCCGAGGAAACTCTGCCCGTAGCCGCTCGTCTCCGCGAACAGGAAGTCGCCGTACAGGCCGAGCGAGCCTCCCTTGAGGAATGCGGCCAGCCAGTTGCGCTTTCCGTACTCGCTGGTCGGGTCCAGGTTGCGCGGTTCCTTGCCGCTCACGATGTCGTTCACTTCCATCGCCACGGCACCGAGAAGCGTCTGCGTGGCGATCAGCGCCGAGATGTAACCCACCTTGCCCTGCGTGCTGTCATACATCTTCAACGCGCGGCCCCAATGCCGCATCATCATGGCGATCGGGAACGTCTTGAACTGGAAGAACGACCGGATCAGCTCGCCGCCCCACTTGCCGCGCGCAGTGCCGCCGAGCATCAGCGACCGCTCACGCGCGCCAGGCTCGATCACGGCCATGTCCTGTTCCTCGCCAACGACGGCCATCAGCTTTGAGGCGGCGCGTTCGCGGATCAGCAGCGGGTTCCCGTCCGGCACGATGGCTCGGATCTGCGCGTCGGTCAGCGCGAAGATCGAGTCTGGCGTCAGCACCGTCCCGTTCCCGCCCCACGCCTCCGGCTCTGCCGCGCGCCAGATCGCCCATTCCTCCGGCGTGATGCCCTTTCCGCGCAGCACGCGCCAGTCATCCGGGTCCAAGTCATCGACCGACTTGAACCGGCGCGTCAGCGACCCGATGGCGTCCATCATGGTCACGGAGAACGCGCGGCGGCGCGCCTCGGTCATGGCGTTCAGGCCGGACGCGCGCATGACGCCGGACGCGATCTTGTCCGGGATCTGCGAGCCCAGCATCTCGGCGCCGAACCGGTCCATGTTGTCCATCATGGTGTGGATCATCAGGCCGGAGCGCATGGCCAGGCGCTTCTCGGTTTCGTCCAGCGGGTTGAGCGCGCGGACCTCGTTCATCCACATCTGCACCAGCGGCAGGTTGTTCACCTTCGCGGTCAGCAGCATGGTGCCTTCGTCGGTCAGCGACGTGATCACGGCCGAGCCCAGCTTGGCGCCAGTGTTGATCGCCCGGAACGCGCTGAACGCATTGGCCATCGCCACGTTGACCGGCGGCGGGCTGTTCCCAGCGACGTAGTCGTACAGGTTCACCATGCGGTCGAACTCGGTCCGCAGAGCGCCGATCTTGTCCGGGTGCGCCGCCGCGATCTCGGCGCGCAGCTTGTCCATGAACATCTGCACGGTATGGTCGGCGTTCGGGCCGAACACCTCGATCAGCGCGATGTCACGCGACATGCGGTACACGTGATTCGCCATCGCCTCAACGACGTTCTTCCCCGAGTACGCCGACAGCGCGGCCTGCGCCGAATCCGCGTCGCGCAGGTGGATCTGGCGCGCGTGATTGTGGCGGTTGGCCTTGACCGAACGGCCGCCAGGCGGCGCGCCTTCCGTGGACAGGCGCTTGTTCGCTCCGTCCGTCGTGATCGTGATCCACGCTTGCCCAAGGAACTCGCGCATCTCGTCGTCGGTGAACGCGCGGCCGTCCTCATGCATGTACTTCGAGCGGTCCACCCACTTCATGAAGTCGGTGACGAACTGGTCGCGGCCCATCTTGATCGCAATCTCCTGCGACCAGCTATGCGGCATGCCCCAATTGTCTAGCCGCCCGACCATGCCGCCGGAGTCGTTGAACCGGGCTCGCAGCGTCTCGGTCAACTCGCCCCACGCGCGGGCCGCCTGCAGGATTTCCGGGCGCACGTCCTTCGTCGCGCCGTGGATCGCGCGGATGAACTGCCCCTCGGCCTCCTTGTTGGCCAGCATGCCGAAAAGGCCAGGCTTGATCGACTCGAACGCCGCGGCCAGGCGGCCCATCGACGTGCGCACGATTCCCTTGGTGGACGACTCGACCGAATCGGCGTTGTTCCTGCCGTCGTATCCGCCTGCCATCAGCCGCTTGAGCGCGGACAGCTTGTTCTTGTCGTGCCCGGCCGCGACCTGCGCCTGGACGTACTTCTCGATCCGGTCGTGGGCCACGATCATCAGCGCCGCGCGCTGCTTCTTCTTGGCGGCCTCGGCCACCAGTTCATCGGCCGCGACCTTGGCGCCCTCGAACAGACGGCTCTGCGCCGACAGCGCCGACCACCGCTGGGGATCCTTCCGGGCAAGCTGCACCATGCCGTCACGCACGCGCTGCTCGAGGTTCCGGCTCTCGCCCACCGTGATCTTGCGCCCGATGGCGTCCTCGATCGCTTTCTTACACTCTGGCCTCATGCCCCGCTCCCAAGGAAACAGGCGACCGCGGCGTCGAACCCGGCCGCGTCCTGCTGTGCCCGCACGATAGCATCGTCGGCGGCGGCAAGCGCGTCGGCGGCCGGCATCGGGTTGCCGTTCTCGTCCACCACGAACAGGTCAGGCTGGCGCGCCAGCACGTTGCCGGCGGCCGACTGCACGCCCTGCTCGCCCGGGGCCAGCTTCGGCAGCTTGCCGGCCGCGGCCGGCGCCTCCGGCTGGTCCGCGATTCGCGTCAGTTCCACCGTGCTTTCGTCGGCCGCCGACCGGAACGCCTGCCCGTCCGGCGTGCGGTACTCCGCCGCCTTGCCGCGCAAACCAGTCTTGGCGTCGCCCATGACGCCGCCGCGCTTCTTCGCCAGCGCCAGCATCGCCGTGCCGACGCCGCGGCGCCGGTACTCGGGATCCACCTTGATGTCCGGCGGGGTGCCGTCGTTCGCGTACCGCAGCGTGCCGATCTCGCGGTCGCCGTCGTAGGCCGTGATCAGCCTGACCTGGCCGAACTCTGAGAACTCGGTGCCGGCCGGTGCCTTGTCGTCTACCAGCGTGAACTGGCCGGCCTTGGTCTTCGCCGTCGCCCGCACGACGCCGTCGTCGCGGTCCATCGACAGGATCGGGCGCGGGTCAGGAGTGGGCTCAGGCGCGCGCCGGCCGGCCTCCGGCATCGTGGGCGGTACGTCGGGGTCCGCCGGCCGGCGAACGCCGTCAGGAACGTCTGGAAGCGCCTCATCGACCATCTGCAGCCCGCGCTGGGCCAGCTGCACCTCGAGATCGTCGATCTCGTCCAGCAGCCCGGGCAGGCCGGATTCGCGCAGCGCCCGCACGACGGCGTCCGGCGCGAAGTCCGGGTTGACGGGCTTCTCGACCCATCCCCCGGCCGTGGTGTCGGCCGTGACCCGTTCGCCGTTCAGCAGCGCGACCGTCGCGTCGTCCAGCGCCCGGGTGTGCGCCTGCAGGGTCGCCACGTCGCGCGCCAGCCCTGGGGCCAGATCGACCTCGATGTTCTTCACGGCCAGCGCCGTCATCGCGTTGTCGGCCGCCTCGACACTGCCGCGCAGGTTGTTCAGCGCCGGCGGTCGGTTGCCGCGCGCACCGACGTAGCCGAACACGCCGCCGAGAATCGCGCTTGCGGCCAGCGCCTCCCCCTGGATGGTGTCGTACCGGCGGGCCATCTCGGGGTAGCCGGCCGAGTCCAGCACGGCGCCGATCGACTGGCCGGCCAGCAAGTCCTGCGCCACGTTGACGCCGGGGCCGTACAGCAGGGTGTTCCGCAGCACGTTCGAGCCGAACGCGCCCGGGAGCGCGACGCCGACGCCGGCCAGCGCCGCGTCGATGGTGGCGGCGCCAGCGGCGGTGTCCTGGTCCACGCCCTGCTCGGTCAGGTCAGCGAACGTGCCAAGGCCCGATGTGGATCCCGCGGCCAGCGCGCCGCCGACCGGGCCTGCCACAACCGAGCCGACCACGGCCGGCGCGCCGATGCCGATCAGCGAGTACAGGATGTTGCCCGCCGTTCCGACCGAGTACGGGTCCGGCGTCATGGATGCGGTCAGGCGGCGCGGCTCCTGCCGCATCTTGAGGTCGAGCCATTCGGTCGCCTCGGTGTCGAACAGCGCGTCGATCGGGCGCGTGAAGATGCTGCCCAACTGGTACTGGACTTCGCCGAGAACCTGGCCGGTCGCCGCGAACGCCCGCCCGGCACCACTTCCGACGCCTTCCAGCATGCCCTCGAAGAACCCGGGCTCAAACCCCGTCGGGTCGGACGGAGTCAGTTCCAGCGTTTGCTGGCTCTGCCGGCGTTCCTTGGGGTCGAGAAACAGGAAGCTCATCAGTACCCCTCGTCACCTGGCCGCAGGATGTAACCGCTATTGCGCGCCACGCGCAGCGTCACGATCCTGCCGTTCTTGTCGCGCAGCGGGCCAGTGCCCTCCATCACGGTGTAGACGCCGTCTGCCGTCGTCACCAGCCCGATCGCGTCGAACGGGATCTCGCCTCGGCCGAGCGTCGGCATGACCTTGTTCCACTCCGCCGAAAGCGTGGACAGCACGCGGTTCGGGTCCATCCCGAACGGGGGAAGAACCTTCGCGCCGCTGCCAGGGATCTCCATCACGCCGCCAGTCACAGCGCGCGCCGCCATCATGGCGACATCGTCATCCAGCTTGCCGTCGTACCCGCCGCTTCGTGCGCGCTCGCCAGCGTAGAACGCCTTGAACGCCTGGTACGCGGCCTGCTCCTGCTCCGGGCTTCCAGCGTAGGCATCGCCGACGTAATCGACCCACACCGCGCGCATCTTCTGCTCGGGCGGCATTGGGAACCGGCCGAGTCCGTTCTGCTGCTGCGCCTGCTTGGTCGGGTTCAGCAAGTCCTCGCCGAGCGAGATGGTCTGCGCAATGCTTTCGGCCGAGCGCGATTCTTCGTCAGATACCTTCACGGTCCCGCCGACGTAGGTCATCATCCCGGCCATGCCGGTAACTGGGGAATCCTTGCGAATCTGCCCCATGATCGAGCGGAAACCGCGCTCGCCTGATCCAGCGGCAAGGCGCTTCATGAAAGCGACCCTCTCCACCGAAGTCATCTGCGTCATCGACGTGGTCAACTGCTGCACTTCGCCGTTCGTCAGCAGCGTGTACTCGGTTCCGTAGCGACTCTCCATCGTGTCAGCCACGCCCGCGCGCTTGCGCAGCCCAGCGACCAGCGCGGCGTCATCCGAGAAGTTCAGCGGCTCGGCGCCGGACAGCCCCATCTGCTGCGCATACGCCTGCGGGTCTGCGCGGCGCGCCTCGACCACACGCTGCGCGGCCTGTTGGGCGATGGCGAACTGCTGCGACTTGGCGGCATAGCCAGGCCCCGGCGCGGGCTGCATGCGCTGCAACGTCGCGGCGATCTCGCTATCGTTCATGGTGCCGAACCGGCTCACTTCGCCAGCGAACTTCATGCCGGACGAATAGCGGTCCCAGCGGCGCACGCCCTCGACATCGCCGAACGCGGCCACGAACTCCTGCTTGGTCAGCGTGGCCTCGGGCATCTTGCCGTCGCCGAACGCGGCCATGTCGTCCTGCTCGCGCGCCGCCACGAAGCTGCGGGCAAGCGCCTGCTCCTTCTCCAACTCCGAATTGACGGTGCCGAGAAGCGAGACGACCTGCTGCACCGAAAGCGCGTCGTAGGCCGGGTTGCCGGTCTTGCCGCCATTCGGGTTGGCCATGATGGCCTGCTCGATCGACTGGCCGGCAGCAGACGCCGGCGCGACCTTCTGGACGTAGGCGCGCGTCTCGTTGTACGGGATCTTGGCGATGAACTCGGACAGCGGGATTTCGCCCTTCGTCGGGTCTCCGAACTTCTTGATCCATCCGTTCAGCGCGCCAGGACCGGCGTTGTACGCCGCCGCCGCCAGCGCGGGATCCTTGTACCGGCGCAGCATCTCGTCGTAGTACGCACGGCCGAGCGCCTTGTTGTACTCCGGGTCGTTGCGGAACCGTTCCTCATCCCACGGCAGGTTCGCGTACCGCGCGGCCTCGGGGCCGGTCGCCGGCATGACCTGCGCGATTCCGATTGCGCCAACCGGGCTCGTCGTCGGGCGGCCATTCTTGTCGAAATGCTGCCCGTTCGATTCCTCCATGATCATGCGGTCGAACGTCGAGTCGGCGGTGTCGCCAGCGGACGCAACCTGTTCCGGCTGCATACCCAGCCGCGCAGCCAGATTCGCCTGAGCCGCGCGCGGGTTGCGCTTGACCTCGCCAACCACGTAGGACAGCGCGATGTTCTCCTGCAACGACTGGAACTTCTCGCGCGTCTCGGGGCGCACCACCATCGCGTCAGTCAGCGCCTTGAACTCGGCGGCCTTGGTCATGTACTGCGACGGGTCCGCCGCGACCACGGCCGAGAAATCGTTGGCGGCCTGCTCGACCTGATTGACCTTGAACCGCTCGGACTCCTGCGCCTCGACCGCCAGCGCGCGTCCGGTGTAGTCGGCGCGCAGCACCAGCAGACGTTCCTCGATGAACTTCCGCGCCGTTTCGTTCGGGGCAAGCGACAGCACCGTCTGCTCGCGCTCGTCCCAGTCCTGCTCGAACCTGTCAACGAACCCGGCTCCACCAGGCTCCATCTCGTTCGTGAACTGGATCGTGCGCTCCTGCGTTTCGCGCGTGAACGCCGCAAGATTGCGCGCGGTCCACGCCTTCGCTTCTTCTTCTTCCTTCCGCTTGGCCTCGGCGTCGCGCGCCTCTTTCATACGCGCCAGCGCGACGCCCGCCTGCTGCACGTCGTCGGCCACGCGCATCAGCGCCTCGGCCCCGGCGTTGCTCACGCGCAGCGGCGTGGCGCGCGGAACGACTCCGAGCGAGTTCGGCACGGTCTGCTGCTGGTACTGATTGATCTTGACGGCCATGCGTCAGCCTCCCGGCTTCGTGTTGCCGTATCCCTTTCCGCCAGGCTTGCCAGTCGGCGTGCGCGCGTACCCGTATGCCTGCGTCGCGCCGGAGAACAGCGTCGAAGCCGCGCTCAGGTTCGCGCCGCGGCGCTCGATCCGGCCGTTGATCCGCGCCATGCGGGCCGACTGGCGGCCAAGCTCAGACTGCGCCAGCAGGCCGCGCGTCTGCAGCCCGCCCTCGTAGCGGATGTTCAGCGCGTCCAACTCAGCGTTCGTGGCCGACTGCCGGTAGATGTCCGCCGCCGAGCCCGACAGGCCGATGCCCGCCTGCGACAGCGCCGCGCGCTGCTCGCCAAGCGCCTGCCGCGCCAGCCGTCGCTGTGCTTCCTCGCGTGCGTTCGCCTGCTGCTGCGCCGCAATGGCGTTCTGGCGGTCGATCTCGGCGTTGTACTCGTCCGCCTGCGCCTGACCCTTGGCCATCGCCTCGGCGTTCTTGCCGCCCTGATAGACGCCGTAGGCCGCGATCGCGGCAGACGCCGCGGCGGCCCAGGCCATGATGACGGGTGCTTCTGCTCCGGTCATTGCTTGATCCTCACGTACATGAAGGCATCCCGACCGTCGGGCGTGAACGCCCTCATCTTGCTCTCCAACTCGAACCCAAGCAACCCGGCAAGCCGGATCCCCTGGATGAACGTGCAGTCCACTTGCGCCTCAATCCTGCGGTACGGCGCCACGTCCAGCATGCGCCGCATGGCCTTGACCATGCGCGGGAAGTGCCGGCCGGAGTCATCCCCAAGCAGTGCCCATGCCAGCCCGCGGCCGTGCCACTGCTCGACAATGCCGGCGCACGCGATCACGTGCCCATCCACCAGCGCCGAGTACCCGCCGCCGTGCAAGGCCAGCGCGTACCCGTACTCCGGCGTGAACTTGTCGTAGAACTCCCGCTGCGCATCCTGCAGCCGCAGGTCAGCCAGGTGCCTCGAATCGAACGGAACAATCTCCACGCTTCCCCCTATCGTCCTCCGCCACGGCTTCCGCCGCCGCCAGTGCCGGTCCGCCCGCCGCCCTGCTCGCGCCTGTTCCCGTTGCCCGGGTCGTAGGTCAGCAGCTTCTCGGGCTTCTTCCGGTTCACCAGCGACCGCGCCTTCTTCTGCCACAACAATACCACGTCGCCGGGCTCGCCGAAGGCCCCGCCCAGCTTGTCAAACCCCTGGTCGTTGCCAGACCCCAGCGTGATGTTCTCGCCCGCGCCGGTGTAGATCGGGGTCTGGCGACCGGTCAGGATCACGTCGAAGTCTCCAACTCCGGGAAGATGGCCACGATGGTCATCGGATACGGGTCGGCCTGCTCGACCGTGATACGGCCATCCGTCTCGTAGCCTTCCGGCCACTTCATCGTCTCGGTGTCGCCCGAGTACGGGTAGGTCGGCGCCACCAGGTAGTCGGACGGGTAGTAGCGGATGTCGTCCATCGTGCCGCCGTCGTTACCGGCCGTGCCGCCCCGCGAATCCAGCAGGCGGAACACGACCTCCGAGATCCGCTTGGTCTTGCCCTGCGCCGTGCCGGCATCGCCGCCGGCCTCGATCCGCATGGTCGTCAGCTTGGACGTGTACGGCAGGCCAACCTGCACGACAGACGCCGCGGCCGACAGGGTGATCGAGCCACCGGAGACGGTGCGGTTCGCGTGCTTCACGCCGTCGGCCAGGATCGCCACCGTCTCGCCCTCAAGGTGGCCGAGCCCCGAGATCGTCGTCGCCGGCGACCCGTCGTAGGTCAGGCCCGAGTCCACGAAGAACGCATCCTCGATGGCCATGCCCTCGACCGAGATCCAGTCGCGCTCCATGTATTCGATGTACCGCTTCGTCACCCCGTTGATGGTGCGTCGCACAATCATCCAGGTCTCGTCGCGCGCACCGTCCGGTGACGGGATGCAGGCCACGGACTCGACGTAGGACGCCTCCCCACCGCCAGGCGGGACGGTCCCGCCGATCGGGTGCCGGTGCCAGCCCAGCACTTCCTGCTCGCGGTTGAACGTAAACCCGATCAGCTCGCCGTTCGCGCAGGCCATCCACACGATGCTGTGCGGCTCCTGCTGGTAGGCCATCTGGATGATCTGGCCGCGCGTGATGTGGTCGGCCAGAACCGACAGGTCGGTCGTCGCGTATCCGTCCGACTCGAACGTGAACCGGATCTCGCGTAGCTTGCGGCCCGCCTTCTGCACGAACAGGATCGAGTCGTTCACCTTCACCGGGCGCACCTGACGTGAGCCGTGCGAAGTCTGCGTCTGCGCCGTGATGTTGGCCGGGCCAAGCGGGTCGCTGGACGACAGTTCGCCCACGGCGATCTCGCTGCCGAGCGTGCCGATCAGCAGCTTGCTCGACGGCGACAGCCAGGCCGCGTCGTTGATCTCGTCGCTAGCCACCGTGATCGAGATGGCCATGTCGGCGGTCACGTCGGCGCCATCGCGGTTCTGGAAGTTCTCGAAGTCCGACGCGACCGACATGAACACCTGCGAGCCGCGCATCAGCACCAGCCGCTCTTTGAAGAACGTGACGTGCGACGGCCAGCCGCGCGAATCCGACAACTCAGCGAACGACCAGCGGGTCGTCGGGTTGCCTGCGCCCACTGCCGCCGTCGGGATGCGCGAGATCACGTCTGCCGTCGCCGTGGTGCCGGACGCCGTGCGGATGATCACCCAGCCGTACCCGGAGTGCTGGTACTCCCACAACACGCCTGTGTCGCCGTCGTAGCGCGCGCCCTCGAGGTGTACGGGCTTGCTCGCACCAGTCGTGAAAGCCGCGTTCAGCGCCTTGTAAACGTTGCCGTCGCTGCGGCGCAGCGCGTTCAGCGGGATGACCTTTCCGGGCTCCCAGGCCGTCACGATGTCGTTCAGCTTGCCTTCCAGCAGGAACAGGGATCCGACATGGTCGGATGTGAAGATCGACGCGCTTGCCGTCAGGGTGATGCCCGTGCCAGTCTCGGCGCTTGCGTACACCGTGGTCGTGTTATCCGGGTCAACGCCGATGAACGGGCCGCCCTTGAAGTCCACCTCCGAGAACCGCCACGTCAGCGCACCCTCGCGCGTCATCTTGCGCGGCTTGTGGCTCGGGTGGGTGAAGTAGATCACGTCGCCCGTCTGCGCGTAATCAAGCCCGAACGTGCCATCGCTGCTGGTCAGATCCGTAATGCTGTACGGCGTTGGGATCTCGTAGATCGACGGGAGCGAAGGCATCTGATACCAGTACGTCGCGTTCGGCGGCGCATTTCCTGTGGTGGCCTTGATGCAGTAGTACGATTCTCCGCCAACGGTGTCGAACACCAGGTCGCCAACTGCGTAGGTCGTTGCGCCGTTGTAGTTCGGCGGCTTCGGATAGATGACCAGTTCGTGATCGAGGTAGATGCGGATGTAGCCGTCACCGAACTCGAGCATGTAAGCCACGTCGCCGGAAAACCGGAACGGCACCAGCCAGGTGCGGTCGTTGCTGTCCTTGACCTCGTTCACGAACCGCGTGCCTGAACGTCGGCGCGCCGGGCCCTGCACCAGCGGGATGAACCCCTCCATCCGGTAGCAGCCGTTCGTGTACTTGTTGATGTCGATGCGGCCTTCGATGGTCGGCGAAAGCTCGCCGCCGTTGAAGTTGGTCATCGCGGGTGCTGCGAACCCCATGTCGGTCCTCCGGTCAGGTTACTTCCAGCGTTCCGCTCACTGTATCAGAAGCAGTCGTGCTGCCGGCGCCTGTGTCGGTGACGACGCATTGCGTCGTGAACAGGCGCGTCTGCAGGGCCCCGGTGTTCGTCTCGACGGTGCATGTCGCGCTCGTCGAGTTTGTCATCGTGATGCCGGCGCCGGACACGATGCTATGCAGGTAGGTAAACGGGCCGACGCCGCCCGTCACGTTCGCCGTAATCGAAACGGATGCCTTGGACGGCGACGGCGCCGTGCCGTCGGCAGGGTCAGGCGACAGCGTGACCGAATGCGCGGCGCCACGGTACATGGCCATAACCTGCAGAACGCTCATGTGACCCCCGGGCCGGAGACATAGCCCACCGATGCTGAGCGCATGTAGATCGTCGCCATTCCGCGCGGTGCGACGGTGCGGTTGCCCGTCGTGGTCGTACCAGCAAGATACAGCGTGACGCCAGCGCCAGCGGCGATTGTGATGTCCGCCGTGCTGTTGTCGTTCAGCACGGTCAGCACGTCGCCGTCCGTGAAGATGCTGTTGTCAACAGTGTAGGTGCGCGCAGTCGTATCGGTCTTGGCGCGGCACCGCCCGATATCCTGCACGGTGAACGTGTAATTCGCGTTTTGAGCCGTTAAAGGGACAGACCTGACTCGGCCGTAGATGTCGCTTAGGATGTTGTTTGTGTCGTCAATCGACAGCACGTTAGCCGCACCGCCGAACCCTCGGTACAGGTAGCAAAACCCTCCGCTGGAATACCACACCCACGACTTTGACGTGTTTCCGCGGTCAAAGAACTGGTACCCGGAAAGCGTGCCTCGGCTGTCAAAGTAGCTTTCCGATTTCACAAACGTACTGAACGTCTTTTCTCCGCCGATCGTCTGATTCCCTGACGTTGTTACAGCGTCAGTGATTCCGAACCCGGAAATCGTGGTCGGCTTCGACCCGATGTTCGCCCAGGTAAATGCCGACTCAAGAAGGTACTGCGTGTGCGGGTCCGCCAGCGCGACGTGCGCGGCGACTTCAGCTGCCGCCGTGCCCGCAAGCTCATATTCCAGCTTGACCGAGTTCAGGTCGTCAGGCTTCACATCGCGCTCGCGCGCGAGTAGACGCTGCTCGCGGTTGACGAGATATTTGCGCGTCACAGCCGTGCTACCACCCAGGCGTCGTCACTGATCTTCTTCGGCGGCGCTTCGATGGCGTTGGCCTGCAGCGCGGCCGTGATGGCCTCCTTGTACTGCTGCGCGGCGCGCGCCAGCTTGGTGTCAGACGCCGACAGAGGCTCGGCCATCTCCATCGCCAGCTTGCACGCAAACGCCTCGATGAACGCTGCGTCGAAGTTGTCCGGCGTGTCCTGCCTGCCGATGTAGCGGATCTTGATCGGGCTCGCATAGTCCGTCAGGATCTTGCGGCCCTCGATCACGTAGGGCGAGTTGTCCGCGCCGACGTAATCAGACAGGTCAACCGGCGGGTCGTACTCGCCTACGCTCAGCACGCGCAAGCATGCCGACGGAAGCGAGAACGCGCGCTGGAACCCGTACACGGGCGCCGTCACGTCGGCCGACACAGACGCGCGAACGATCGAGAACTTCCAGTTGTTCGCGCGCAGCTCGGCGTCGAGCACGATCTCGTACAGGCTGTTGACCGTGCGGCCTTCCTTCGTGTTCTCGTTCAGCGCCGTGATACGGTTCGCGCCCAGCTTGGTCAGTGCGCGGTTTGCGATTTCGACTTCGGTGGCCATCGTCTTACCTCCGGCGCCGACGGCGCAGCAGCAGCATGATCGCGGATACCGCGGCCGTGACAACCGCCGTCAGAAACCCGTTGTTCTGGAAAGCGTTGTTCTGAAACGCGCTCATGTTTCAAGTAAAGCAGAAAATCACGAACCCGTCACCGCCTGCGCCACCCGCGCCGCCCGTCGCGCCAGCACCACCACCGCCGCCGCCGCATCCGAGCGCGCCATCGCCGCCCTTGCCCGCCACGCCGGAGTTGTTGCTGCCACCCCCTGATCCGCCCATGTGGTACATGGGGCGCATGTAGCGCGGGCCGTCAACACCGTTCCCGCCAGCGGTCACGCCGCCCGGCAGGGTCGGGACGACGCCGCCAGCATTAACCGCGCCGCCTGCAAAGTCAGTCGTCGTGCAGCCAGCGCCGCCAGCGCCGCCGGAAATGACAAGGCCCAGTGTCGCTGTGTAGGTGATCGCACCGCCAGCCGCGCCCGTCTGAGCGCCGCCAGCTGCGCCAGCCTGGCCCGCCGAGTAGGTCGCAACGCCCATGCTTTGCGCCGCGCCCGACGACGCCGTGGCCGCACCAGCGGCGGCACCAGCAGTGCCCGCCGCCGCGCCCGTGCCGTTGCCGCCACCAGTGCCGCCGTTGGCGAGGAGTAGTCGGGAACTTGTGTTGCTATTATTCGCCATTTCCACCGCGATGATGGTCGCGGTTCCGGCAGCATTGCTCGTGCGACCGCCCACGCCCGTCTGTACGTACAGCACCGGGGGAAGGAATACCGTAGGAATTGAAATGCGGGACACGCCGCCTGAACTGCCGCCACCGCCACCACCGCCCGCAGAACCCGCCGTGCGGGTAAACCCAGACCCGCCTGCTCCGCCAGCGCCCACCATGATGATTGTTGCGATGGTTGCCCATGACGGGATGACCACATCACGCCATGCGCCGCCAGTCACGATGAATTGGACTGCATCGTCCTGTGTCGGGAATGGATGCGGCAGCGTCATTAGTAATCAGCGCCAAAAACAGTCACGGAGAAGCCACCGGCAACGCCCGTGCCGATGGTGGCAAACAGCTTGTATCCACCGGGCAGCGGCATGTTCAGCGGGACTTCCACGCCGTTGATCGCCGCCGTCTCGGTGTTGGTCGTCGCCGGGAGTGTGATTTCCGCCACCAGCGAGTTGTTAGCCGCCGTGGTCGTCGCGCTGCCATTGTTCACGAACACGCGCATGACCGTGGCGACGTTTGTTCCGCGCGGGCGAATGACCATCTTCACCAGGTACGAGCCGTCAACACCAGCAGTGAACAGGTCGTAGACCGTGCCGGATGCGCCATCCTTCGCCGTGTTCGCGGCGGTGATATTGGTCGTATTCCACTGCGCCTCGGGGAGTCGGCCAAAGATCGGGGCTGTATTAGCTGCCATTCAGATGCCTCAGAAAATGTTGGTGTACGCCCGCATTGCCGAGACAATGCCCAAGTCAGTAGCGCCGCCACCGCCAGTGGCCGCAATGGTCAGGGTGTTGCCTGCATCGTTGTACGTCAGGGTGACATTAGTGCCAGCCACCAGTAGCGCCGCAACACGGTCGTCCACCGCCTCGGCAAAGTCGCTAATGGTGCTCGCCGCCTGCGTGCCTGTGTGCGTCGCGCGATCACGAAGGGCGCTATCCGTGGCGTTGGCCGTCGCACCCGAAGCCACGCCGTCAAGCTTCGTCTTGTCCGCGGCGGACATGAAGCCAGCCACCGAGCCCGTCGCGTTTGCATGGGCCGTGCCGCCAGCGCCAACGTGGGCGGACGGAGCTGCGCCGATCTCAGCCGCCGTCGGCAGCTCGATGATCGTATGCTCGGCGTTCCAGTCGGACGGTTGGACAAGCGTCGTGTCGCCCGAGTCTGCAACCCCGCTGACCTTCGTGTGGCCGACGCGCAGCGGCATGGGATCAGCCCTCGATCAGCTTGCGCGCGCGATCCTTGGCCTTCTCGATCCTGGCCTCGATGTCGGCCAACTCGGCGGCGGCGGCCGACACGGCGGCGGCAGCAGCGGCGGCATCGGCGGCTTTCGCTTCCGCAACAGCCGTGGCGTCGGCCACCTTGGCATCAGCAGCAGCGGTTGCCGCAGCAGCGCGCTCGTTCGCCAGCGCGATGATGCCATCGGCCTTCGTCTTGGCCTTGGCCGTCTCGGCCTTGGCCGCTTCCTTCGCCGCGGCGAGATCCGCGCCGGCATCGGCGATCTTGGCCTGCAAATCGGCAAGCTCGGACTTGGCCTTGCTGACCGCCGTCACGCTCTCTTTCACCAGGTTCTCGGCGGACACGGCCGCGTCGATGACCTCGGTGATCTTGGAGAACGCGCGGATCGTGTTGGCGAACTTCTGCGCCTCGGCCGCAGCCTGGCTCAGCGTCATCTCTTTCATCGCAGGCCCCTCCGGCAGTACATCGTGACCACGAGGTTCGTCGTGCCGTCGCCGGCAGTGACGCGCGGGCGAACGTACCGGGGCAGCTCCAACAGCTGCTCGATCCTCGCCGAAGTGAACGTCAGCGGGTTCCCCTGCGGGTCCGCCAGGATGGCCCAATCGCTGTTGTTGTTGCTGCCTTCCATCTGGATCGAACCGCCAGCGCCGAACGTGCCCGTGACCTGGGCGGTGCGGTCGGCGAACTCCGCGCTCTCGAACGGCTGGCCATCATCGCCATTCAACAGGCCAGTCCACGTCACCAGCTTGGCGTTGGTCAGCTCTTGCGCCGACACGTTTCGCGTTGCCATGTCGGGCTCCTATTAGGCCGGCGGCCAGGTGTCTTCGGCCATGCGGTCGGCGATGGCGCGAACCTGGCGGATCGCCTCCTGCTTGCTGCCGGCGTTGGTGTCGTCGACGATCACGCGGACGGCGTTGGAGCCGATGGACGACCCCGCGGCCTTCACGACTTCGTCGGTGTGACCGATGCGGGTCAGGCTGTACTGGAACTGCGGCATGACGGTACTCCCGAGAAGATGGGGCTCGTGTCACCGAGCCCCGTGTGGATTACTGCGTGTACATCACCGAGATCGCCAGGCTGCCGCCGGACGACACGTTCGCAGTCAGCGTCACCGCGATGTCGTACATCACGCGCGGGTCCGCCGACAGGCCGAGCGCCTGCCACAACGGCTGGCACTGCAGCAGCGGGGTGTTGACCGCCGACTCGCCCAGCTGCTCGGTCGGGCCGGCCGCCGAGACGAACGACACGGCCGAGCCGAAGAAGTCGGCGTCGACCACGGCGCCGCCATCCTCGGCCGTGCGGTACACGCCGATGTCACCGGCGCAGGTGCCGCCCAGGGCGGTGTTGCTGTTGCGCACCGAGATGATGCGGGCGTTCGACGGGACGCGCACGAAACGCAGGACGTTCGTGCTGACCTCGGACGTGGTGACGGCCAGGGCCGTCGCGGTGTTCTGCACTTCGCCGGCGCCGCCGGAATTGGCGTTGTTCAGCACGCGCGGGGTGGCGTTGATGTTGGAGATCAGGGTGGAAGTGAGATTGGCCATGACGTGTGCCCTCCTTCGGGCGTGTACTTGGAACGAGCCGGCGGGGCTGCCGCCGGCTACGTGTCAGCCTCGGATTACGACTCGCGGCACCAGATGCGGACGATCTTGCGCTCCTCCAGACGGGTCGCGCCGAACGTGCCCATGCTGTAGAGCTGGTACGGGAGACCCTGCAGGTCGCCGCGCTGGCGGATGTCGTTCTGGATGTCGCCCCAGATCGCCAGGTGCATGCCCGACTTCGCGTACAGCGGGATGGCGCGCGACGTGCCGGCGGCATCGTCGGTGCCAGTCGTCAGGCGCTCGCAGTGCTTGAAGTTGATGCCCAGGAAGCGGTCGAGCTTGCCGTCCAGAAGCACCGGCGCGTCCTTCCAGCCGAAGTCACCCGACACGACCTGCACTTCGTTCAGCAGGTTGTCGTGCTGGGTGGCCGTGACCGGGCACATCAGCGGGTCGGAGTCGAGATCGACCTCGTTCGCCATCAGGCGGCGCTTGCCCTCGCGGAGCTTGGCGACGTTGAGGCCGGACGTGGTGCCGCCGACGCCGACCGACACGTTCTGGCCACCGGACGTGGTGACGGTGGTGCCGAAGCTGGTTGTGGTGCCGCCGTTCTCGCCGGTCTTGGCGTCGCCGAAGTACGCGGCGATGATCTCGTCGTCAATCGCACGGCCCATCGCGTAAACGGCGTTGGTGACGTAGGTTGACTGCGGATCGGTCAGCAGGCGCAGCTTGTCGAAGTTGTCGATCAGCTGCGGCAGGTCGTAGTCGACCGGGAACACCCAGCGGCGATCGGTCGGCGCGTCGACGCGGCCCATCGCGGCGAAGCGCGACATGACCTTCTGCGCGGCGATCGAGCCGACCTGGTCGACCGGGGACGCCTGCTTGCCGACGTAGCCGGAGCCGACGGTGACGGTGTCACGGAGCTTCGAGCCCTTCTGCTGCAGGAGAAGCTGCAGGTTGGTCGAATACTGCTGGACGTAATGGGTGGGGATGTTGACGGACATTGGGATACCCTCGTATCAGGTCAT